CACTTTACGTGGAGCGGGGTGCCTGGATTGCTGGAAGAAGAACAAGGAATCCCGCTGCGGTACCGGCAGCCTGCAAAGCAGTACCGTCAATGGACAGTACGTAAGTAGAAGCACCGATCGCCAGTAATGTGTACAACCGGTCCATAGAAAGTGTTTCTTGGATTTGAGTTTTAAGTGTGAACACCAAAAACGCTGCGAGCAGTGCTGGCCCGTAGTCTGCGAGGTCCACGTCCTGATTGCGATTCAACACATAATACAATCCACAAACGATCGCAACCAACACCAATGTGTTTGTGTTGTTTGCAGAATTGTCCTCAGACATGATTACAATGCTGCAAACAAAAAAAACAAAAAAAATGTTCGCGGAACATGCCCATCGCAAATATTGTTTCACATGGGTAATATGGGTGGCGTGTTCGGAAGCCTGGCAGAAGAGGGCGTAGACGAATATATGTTGTCAACGGGTGATGAGGTGTGGGATGTGGTGCGTTTTCAGGATGGCTTCGTCCCACCGAAAACGTATCGCTTACGACCGGATGCCATCTGCTTAGGGTCCGAACCTGGCACCGCGGCGTCACGCGTGGCGTGCGCACTCGTGCAACATGCATTCGAGAGCCGTGGCCTCAAGGCGAGCCTGAACCCATCACAAGCCACTTGTATTGGCGAAGGACTGATTGAGGCCATAGAGCAGTGTCACCACGGGGGGGTGACCGCGTTGAGGGTCGAAAAGGAAGAAGAATCGGTCAAGATGTGCCTTGCATCCGGCTACCCTGTCACGGTTGCGATCCCGTGCACATGCGATGTACTGGAACGGGAAGTCAAGCGCCCTCAGAATGACGACGAGTTCTTTGCTTTCGTGCCAGTCGTTCTCTGGGGTTATTCTTCGGTTTCGAAGCGTTTCGCTGCTCACGTGCCACTATCGATGTACGATAAGCCGGTCGCTTTAGCCTTCGATCACGTCTTCTCCCCGGACGCGTGCGATTTCTACATTGTCGATGTAAAAGAGCTGCTCGACGACGCACCAGTCGCACAGGGTGCAGAGGAGCCGCTGTTCCTGTAAGGAAACGGTAGGTAAAAAGGTAGGCAAAAGGTAGGCAAAAGGTAGGCAACACTTCGTAAAAAAAAAATGCAGTAATATCATTCCAAGATGACGAGTGTAAGTAACATCCCATTGGGTGGAATCGCTGGCTTTGGGACCGTCAAAGCGACCGGCTTACAGCTGCACACAATCCGTCAGGTGTCAAAGATCAACGCACCAAACCTCACTGGCGTTGACGGGGACCTGGTGATCGATTCCGGCGTCACGACCAGGGCCAACAATGGCCACCTCAAAATCAAGGGCGGATACGAGGGGGCATCAAAGATTGACGTCCTCGAAACTGGCGTCTGGGACAAGGATACCAATGTCGGGCTTCTTACCAACAGTGATGTCACTGCCACCACGCTCAATGAGCATTTGTCTGTAGGAACGCTACTCACTGGCGTCAAGGTTCCCATCATGGGATCTTCTAGCATGGATGCTTCGAAAGTCTACGCCCTGCGCAACGTGGGCACGGACGGCCACGTCGCATGGGCAAGCATCAACGACATCGGCGGAGATCTGAAAGTCTCTGGAAAACTCAGCGTGTCCGCGGACACCTTCCTCTCGAAGGATCTCTCGGTTGGGGGGGACACGACCATGGATGGCAACATCAACCTCGGCCAGGCGTTGAGTGTAGGCGCAAACGCTCAGGTCGACGGTAGCCTCTCCATCGGAGGCCGTTTCGACCTGCAGAATCAAATCGTAGTGGGTGGCATCAGCATCTTCCGCTCCTCCCTTAGCGTCGCGACCGAAGCTACGGTTTCAGACAGCCTCAGTGTCGGAGCCGCGCTCGTGGCCGACAACGCGCGGCTCACCACCAGCCTTGTCGTTGGCGACCTGGCCCAGTTCGATTCCAACCTCTCACTGGCTGGCGATGCCCGCATGACGGACTTATACGTCCAGGGGCGAATCTTCCCCTTCTCGAACGGTCTGAGCGTCGGCGGGGACGTGCTGCTTGCCGACAGCCTCAGCGTCGGCGATGCCATCACTGGCAGCGGATCTCTCACTGTCGCAGGTGCCGCCGTCTTCGATGGCGCCACCTTCGACCTCAATGCAGCAAACAACATCAACCTCGGCCAGGCCACAACTGCTGTCGGCATCACGGCGCAGACACTTCGCGCCGACGCGCCACTGAAACTCATTGGCCATCTCTCCGTCGGCAACTCATCCGCTGTGCTCATGGACACCCCGCTCCTGTCTGTGCAGGGCAGCATCTTCACAGACAGCGATGCCACTTTCCGCGGAAAGCTGAATCTCACGGACGCTCTGTCCTGCGGGACCTCTGCCTTCCTCGGATCGTCACTCCACGTCGGCACAAACGCGGCAGTCGCAAGCGACGTCACGGTTGGAGCCCACCTGTCCGTTGCCGGCGCCGTCACAATCATGGGCGACCTCAACGTGGAAGGCACCACAACAACCATCAGTTCCACAACACTCACAGTTCAGGACAAAACGCTCGAGCTCGGCGTGGTGGACAACCCCTCAGATAGCCTGGCGACTGGCTCGGGTGTCATCATCAAGGGCTCGTCCGACAAGACGTTTCTGTACACGCGGTCCCCACTGGCATCCGCGACCAACCAGCAGCTCTCCGCATTCACCATTTCCGAGGACCTGGTGCTCGGCAAGAAAACCACCGTCTTCAGTGACACGCTAACATCGCGTCTCACCGACAGCCCGCGCTCGCAGGTCCTCCACCTTGGAGACATGAGCTCCACCGACGGCCACTGGATGATCGTCTCGAACATCAGCGACGGAAAACTGCAGTTCTGGTACGGTCAGGATATTGCCGACGACCAAACCATGGATGCAATGCCCACGGCATCCGCCAAACTCGCATTCGAGATCCAGAAACCAACGTAACCTACCCCACCCTAAGTGGCCAACGCCGACATCCATCCGCCAAAATTTCGTCCGAATTTCGCAAATGTGGCAATTTCCCGAAATTTTTTTTCTTGGCGTAGATCATTACAGCAACAATGGGTGGAGGAGGTCTCATGCAGCTTGTCGCGTACGGAATGCAGGACGTCTACCTCACTGGGAACTCGCAGATCACCTTCTTCAAAAACCTCTACCGCCGCCACACCAACTTCTCGTGCGAGGCGGTGGAGCAGACCTTCCAGTCCAACTCGAAAAACTTTGGCAACAAGCTCGTCGCCGTGATCAGCCGCAACGGCGACCTGCTCCACCGCCTCTGGCTCGAGGTCGAACTCGAGGCACTCCCTCCTCATGATACTGACGCCTACACCACCTACGTGTCGTCGCTCGGCCACTCGCTCATCAAATCGGCCGAGGTCGAGATCGGCGGCCAGCGCATCGACAAGATCTACGGCCGTTTCACCCACCTTTACCACAAGCTCTCGTGCAAGGCCGAGAAGGAGATTGGCTACGAGCTCATGACCGGCAACGACGGACCGGACGAGGCCGCCTCCACCCCAGGTGACGCGAAAACATTCGGAACCAAGCGCAAGCTGTACATCCCCCTGGACTTCTGGTTCTCCAAGGGATCGGCCGGCGCCGCCCTTCCGCTGATTGCGCTCCAGTATCACGAGGTCCGGGTCTCGATCGAGCTCGCCAGCGCGGATGAGATTCAGCGTTCAGTGGCTGCATCAACTGGAGCCATAGGGGCTGCCAATAGCCCAACAACGGCGATGGCGGCCAACCCGAAGCTGTACTCCGACTTCTTCTACCTCGACACCGACGAGCGCCGTCGCTTCAGCCAGATGTCGCACGAGTATCTGATTGAGCAGCTGCAGTTCACCGGCTCGGAGGTCACGGGCGAGCTCTCGTCGAGCGGCGAGACCCCGTTCTCTATGCGCCTGAACTTCAACCACCCGACCAAGGCACTCTTCTGGACCACGGAGCACAACACCAATGACGGCGTGAGCTTGCAGCCGTTCCACTGTGGGCTCCAGGCGGCTCCCCCCGTCTACAACACTTTCAATACAAACAATAACCACAGATCCCGTCAGCACGACGCCAACCCCATTTCGTCGGTCGAGCTGCAGCTCAACGGTCACGAGCGCTTCTCGAAGCGTGACGGCTCGTACTTCTCGATGTGCCAGCCGTACCAGTGCATGACGCGTGTGCCGTGGGACCACCCGGTCTCCATGTACTCGTTCTGCCTCTCGCCCGAGGAGCACCAGCCCAGCGGCGCCCTCAACTTCTCGCGCATCGACAACGCGACGCTCAAGCTCAATTTCAAGCGCCATGACGGTACTGCAGTCGCCTGCGGCACCCCGCCTTCGGGCGGCAAGCGCACCGTCTACGTGTACGCCGTCAACTACAACGTCCTCCGCATCCTTTCGGGCATGGGTGGTCTCGCCTTCTCCAACTAAATCGGCACCACCGCCCGTCTTCCTGACCTTTCTCCCTAAACCTTTCTCCCTAAACCTTTCTCCCTAAACCTTTCTCCCTAAACCTTTCTCCCTAAACCTTTCTCCTGATCCGTCGTTCTGAACCGCACACTTGCAGGCAACCATCTGCGCAACATTGCGCAGAAGCAATTCGGCTCACCACCATCTTTTTTTTTCTTGGCGTAGATCATTGAAGTAACAATGGGTGGAGGAGGTCTCATGCAGCTCGTCGCGTACGGAATGCAGGACGTCTACCTCACCGGGAACTCGCAGATCACCTTCTTCAAAAACCTCTACCGCCGCCACACCAACTTCTCGTGTGAGGCGGTCGAGCAGACCTTCCAGTCCAACTCAACCGAATGGGGAAACAAGCTCGTCGCTGTCATCAGCCGCAACGGCGACCTGCTCCACCGCCTCTGGCTCGAAGTGGACCTTCAGCAGGTTGACGCCGCAGCAGCTGGACACACGTACGTCTCCAAGCTCGGGCACGCACTGATCAAGTCGGCCGAGGTCGAGATTGGTGGCCAGCGTATCGACAAGATCTACGGCCGCTTCACCCACCTTTACCACAAGCTCACGTGCGAGGCCCAGAAGGAGGCGGGCTACGAGCTTATGACCGGCAACGACGGCCTCGAGGGGACGCCCAGCAGCGAAAGCAAGGCGCACATCTACGACGCCGCGCTGCAATCGAACGGGAGGTATACTGATGCTAGCGATTTTGATGGTGACGCCAATTCAGACAACGTTAAGGAGGTGACGCTTGCGGCCGGCCGCACGCAGGTGGGCTTCAGCCGCACGCGTAAACTCTACATCCCCCTGAACTTCTGGTTCTCCAAGGGGTCGGCCGGCGCTGCCCTCCCACTGATTGCGCTGCAGTACCACGAGGTCCGCGTGTCCATTGAGATCGCCGATATGGCCGACATCCTGCGCGGCCACATCCACAACGATAGCAGGGAGAACGACACGGATGCGGCCAAAGCGGCCAGGAGTCTGCACGGCTCCAGCAAGTTCGATGCGAGTCACGAGCAGGATGATGGAGCTGCTAGCAAGGTTGACCTAGCCAGCGTTCGGACGATGGCCAACCCGCCCCGTTTGTATGCTGACTTCTTCTACCTCGACACTGACGAGCGGCGTCGCTTTAGCCAGATGTCGCACGAGTACCTGATCGAGCAGTTGCAGTTCACGGGAAGCGAGGTCACTCCCGATATCGCAGACAGCCCCGTGCCGCACAGCATCCGTCTGAACTTCAACCACCCTACCAAGGCGCTCTACTGGACGACGGAGATCACGGGCAAGAACGATGGATACCTCAACCCGTTCTACTGCGGCTGGAGCGGAACCGAAGATGACGACCTCAAGCAGAAGCTCGCGTCGGGTCAGGCTTCAATGCTGCACGACAACTGTCCCATCAAGGACGTCACACTACAGCTCAACGGCCACGAGCGTTTCTCGAAGCGCGACGGCTCGTACTTCTCCCTGTGCCAGCCGTACCAGTACTTCAAACGCGTGCCGTGGGACCACCCGGTCGGCGTCTACTCGTTCAGCCTCTCGCCCGAGGAGCACCAGCCCAGCGGCGCCCTCAACTTCTCGCGCATCGACAACGCCTCGCTCAAACTGACGTTCAAAGAACAGAAGAGCCCCAAGTTCTTGGAGTCGGACGGAACCACCACGTCGCCAATCAGCCGTAATGTCTACGTGTATGCCGTCAACTACAACGTGCTGCGCATCCTCTCCGGCATGGGTGGTCTCGCCTTCTCCAACTAAACGCTCGCATTGCGAAAGGAATATCTGCCAATCCCCGCTGAAGTGCTGTGGGCATTATTACTTCGCTAGCCACAGACATATACGCACAGGACTAAAAAAAGTAGAGACATAATACTAACCAATGCCGTTCTCATCCCTTGACGAGAATACAATGCGCCTAATCATGAAGAAAATGCTGCAAACGCGGCCGCAAGAAAGCTACAACATAAAATTGAACAGCAAAACTTAAATTTTCTTAAGGAGCACTATAGCAACAAACCTTTCTATCGGCCGTTCATAAAAATGCTCGAAGAAAATCTGAGGGTCAAAAGAAATCGGTCGAGCAGCCCGAACCCTAACCCTAACCCTAAGTCAAAGAGAGCACGGCCTTCCACATCGCCTTCCTGACCTTCCCAAGTGCTTGCACGAATTTTCGTTCCCCCCTCCTGACCTTGCACCGTTTTTGGCCCGACCCCCTCCCTCCCCCAGTCGGCCCACCCCG